ATGAGCTTCAACTCATGTCGGATCTACTGATTTGCAACTGTTACCTGTCCTAGACCCCAGGGAAGCTCCGCCTCGTCCAGCCGGACGAGGGAGGCATCTTACTGGGTTCCGAGAGGTGAAAAGGGAAGAATTGGCCCTCTTTCACGTCTATGCCTAAGGATGGTATATGAGCGACTTGTTTTGAAGAACATATCGTTTCGGATGACCTCCACGGGCCTCTAGTCAGAGGTTACCAGGGGTTCCTGGCACGGTGTTCGCACTCCTGCGACCCGTGTCTCACCTTGAAGGATAACAGTGAGACAACCTCACGGTTTAACCACCTACCCCCGGAGGGGTGCCTGCCGCCCAGTACTGTATTTATATGGTACTGCAAACGGAAGGGAACGGTTATTAATAAATAATAACTAACATGCTTAACCTAAACGTGACAACAAGAACCCTATGGGAAGCTTGGTTGAAGCGCTTAGAAGCAGGCCGTTCTTGGCAGCTCGTCGTAAAACGCGAGCGAGCCTTGGTTGGGGCACTCATCCGAGTGTCTCGACTTTGGCTAGGTGACGTAAACCGGTCGTGGATATTATCTATCATTTCGTTTTCCCGCTTCTGCTTGCGTTTGAGAGCACATCGCGGCTCCAAAGGACTAGCTATTTACCTGAAAACCTGTAGCATTCTTCTTATGAAGCTTGCTGCAGGCGAACGGGTTAAAGACCTATCTCCTTATGGATGCCGCGTTGCCTGCACCGGGGCAGGAGTCCCGAGAATCATACCAAAGATTCATCGGCGAGCGTTACTCTCGTGCGACCCGAGGTTCTTGCGTTTCTGGTTGACTTTATTCGGGTTATACCGAGTATTGGACTTCCGCGCAAGATTCTCAGTGAGCACGATTGTAACGCCTGGTCCTTCTTTGAATTTAGAGGCGTATTCGTGGTTTATACCGTATTTTTTCTCCGATCTGGAGAAGATGGGGTGTAAATTCGAATTTCCCTTATGGGATCCTCTAGAATTAAAGAAGGCGGCTCCCGGTACCCAGACAGGACCTAAACGTACGAAAGGAGGGGTATGGACTGGGCAGGGCCGCATGCGGCGTCTGATTTGGATTCAGACGTCCATGTCGGTCCTGGTCGAGCAGGCTGTTCAGTTTTTTAACTTTGCAGACCTACTCTCGAGTCTCAAGAAGGTTGGGGACCTTCTTGGGCCCGAGGCCTATCCCCGAATGGAAACGTTTAAGTCCTTGGTCGCAGGGACGCATATCTTCCCTTGGCCCCTAGGAAAACTGGGTGTTAAGGAAGAACCGGGGAAGAAGCGAGTGTTTGCGATGGTCGACTGGTGGACCCAGACTCTTCTTTTCCCCCTGCACAAGGCCATTTTTGGGTCTTTGAGGTTTATCCCTCAAGATTCCACTTTTGACCAGATGAAAGGAGTGAGAAGGGCCTGTGAAGAAGTTCGAGAGGGGTACGTTGCCTCTCTCGATCTTTCAGCCGCTACAGATAGACTCCCAGTCTCTCTGCAGTCTCTCCTAGTCGATCACCTCAAGCCCGGTCTTGGAGGTCCTTGGAAAGACCTCTTGGTCGGGCGGGCCTACAGGGTCCCGAAGAAGTACTCGTCGGTTGCCCAACAGGTTTTCTATGCCTGTGGACAACCGATGGGTGCTTACTCTTCGTGGGCCATGTTGGCTCTCACTCACCATTTCTTGGTGCAGTTGTCGGCCAGACGAGCTGGTGCTCGTGAGTGGTTCACAAGGTACGCTGTACTGGGGGATGACGTGCTGATATGGGATCGGCACGTCGTCCATCAGTATCTCGAACTTATGAGGGAGCTTGGAGTAGGAATCTCGATGCATAAGTCCCTTGTTTCCAACAACGGGACTTTTGAATATGCAAAAAGATTCGTTGCAAAAGGAGTCGACTGTACGCCTCTGCCTCTACGCGAGGCCGCGGCGGCTAGTTCATCTCTCGATGCACTGCTCCTCCTCTTGAATAAGTTTCGGCGTGATTGGAGACCGGCGGATGTGCTGGCTTTCCTCGGGAAGGGTTACAAGGTTAGAGGTTCGCTGTCCAAGGCTCTTCGACGTCAGTCGAGAGTCGTGGCGCGAACCCTAGTCTTCTTAGCCCAACCCGGGCT